AAGTAATCGAAGTCCAGCAGCCAGAGGCCACCCCGGTGGAGCCTGAGCAGCAGACAGAGGTGCAGCAGGAAGAAGATGTGGTGACTATCGCTGGGGAATCGCCGGCCCCCGAAGAGGAAGAGAAGCAGGCACCTGAATGGGTGCGCAACCTGAGGAAGAACTACCGCGAGTTGCAGCGCGAGAAGCGCGAACTTGAGGAGCGACTCAAAGCAGTTTCACCGGCAACAGAGCAAAGTCCTGTTACGCCTGGCAAGAAACCAACGCTTGAGGACTGCGATTACGATTCAGACAAGTTCGAGAACGAGCTTGCTGGTTGGTTCGAGCGAAAGCGGCAGTCTGAAGAGGCTGAAGCCAAGTACAGGGCCAAACAGCAGGAAGAACAGCAGACTTGGCAGAAGAAGTTGGAGACTTACACCCAGTCCAAGACGGGGCTCAAAGTTTCTGACTTTCAAGACGCTGAAGACACTGTGCTCGAAACACTGAGTGTAACGCAGCAAGGCATCATTCTTCAGGGAGCCCAGAACCCGGCTGTTATGGTTTATGCCCTAGGCAAGAACCCCAACAAGGCCAAGGAACTGGCTGGGATTACTGATCCGGTTCAGTTCGCGTTCGCAGTAGCAAAACTCGAAACTCAACTCTCTGTGCAAAAGAAACAAGCACCTCCTCCTGAAAAACGGATCAACGGAAACGGCAGTCTCGGTACGTCCAACGCTCAGTTGGATCGCTTGCGTGAAGAAGCGGCACGCAGTGGAGACTTCACCAAAGTCCTCGCTTTCAAACGTCAGTTAAAAAACCAATCCTAAGTTATGGCAAATGCATTCAGCAAAGAAGAAAGGGTAGCGTTCGAAAACCTCCTTGAAGGTTTCCAAGACGCTCTCGTCCTGTCCCGCAACGTCTCGATCTACAATACGGATCAGACGATGATGGAACGCACCAACAACACCATCTGGAGGCCGCAGCCTTACATCAGCCGTTCCTACTCTGGCACGGACATGACTGCGAACTTCCTGGATTACACCCAGTTGGCTGTCCCTGCGACAATCGGCTTCAACCAGTCTGTGCCGTGGATTATGACGGCTACTGAACTGCGTGACGCCCTTCAGGAACAGCGCCTCGGTGACTCCGCCAAGCAGAAGCTGGCGAGCGACATCAATGTGGCTGTCATGAACGTGGCTGCCTCGCAGGGCACGCTCGTTGTGAAGCGTCTCGCTGCTGCTACCGGGTTTGATGACGTCGCCCAGTGCGAAGCCATCTTCAACGAGCAGGGCGTGAACTTCGATCAGCGTTATCTGGCGCTCTCGACCCGCGACTACAACGGCATGGCGAATAACCTCGCTGGCCGGCAGACGCTTCAGGGCAAGACGTTGACCGCTTACGACCGCGCCTACATCGGCCAGGTTGCGAGCTTCGACACCTTCAAGCTCGACTACGCCAACCGTATCGCTGCGGCTGCTGGTGGTGGAAGCATCACGATCAACACGTCGTCCGGTGCGAACGCCTACATCCCCAAGGCAGTGACCTCGTCCCCGACGACCGCTGAACGCCTCAACGTGGACAACCGTTACCAGACGGTGACCGTGTCGAGCAGCACCAATGTTGTGGCAGGCGACTGCTTCACCATCGCTGGCGTGAACGCTGTTCATCACATCACCAAGCAGGACACCGGCCAGTTGAAGACCTTCCGCGTCATCAGCGTTCCCGTTGGTGGCACGACGCTGGTCATCAGCCCTCCCATCATCTCCAACCAGTCTGAGAACGACACCGCTGCAACGGCTGAGTACCAGAACTGTGTGGTGAATGTGAAGTCTGCTACCAGTGCCATCGTGTTCCTGAACACTGCGGCAGCTCCGATCAACTGCTTCTGGCAGAAGGACGCTATCGAGATCCTCCCGGGTCGCTACGCTGTCCCTCAGGACGCAGGTGCAAACGTGATGCGCGCTTCCACCGATCAGGGCATTGAACTGGTCATGCAGAAGCAGTACGACATCAACACCATGAAGACTCGCTATCGTCTCGATACGATCTTCGGTGTGGTCAACAAGCAGCCCGAAATGACCGGGATCATCTTGTTCGGCCAGCCGTAAGCTGACTCACACAGGGGGAGGGTGGTTGACTCCGCCCTCCCTCTTGTGTATCAACTCTTTATGCCTCTCAAAAAAGGATACTCGCAGAAGACGATCTCCAAGAACATTTCCAAGGAGATGAAAGCTGGTTACCCGCAGAAGCAGGCCGTCGCAATGGCCCTTAGTTCTGCCCGTAAATCCCGTGCTGCTGCTGGTGTACCTGTTGGGAGGATGCGAAAGTAATGGAATTTCCAACCATTGTTTACAAGGTTCCTGGCAAGCATTTGCGCCCGCATGGCACATACGACTACGCCGGGGTCAACACGCAGGAAGAGTTCGATGCGAAGCTGAGCGAAGGCTGGTTTGAAAGCCTTCCTGCTGCCATTGAAGGAAAGCCCGCCAAGCCCGCAGAGGCGGCCTCTGAGCCTGTTTTGGACGACAACGCTCCTCCTACTAGGGAAGAGTTGGAAACCAAGGCTACAGAGCTTGGAATCAAGTTTGATGGCAGGTATTCTGACAAGAAGATCGCCCAGATGATCGACGAAGCACTCGCCAAATAACATGGCCTTTACCAAGAGACAGATTATTGAGCAGGCGTTCGAGGAGATCGGACTGGCTTCGTATGTGTTCGACATCACGCCAGACCAGCTTCAAAGCGCACTCAGGCGTCTCGATCTCATGGTGGCTTCTTGGCAGGCGATGAATATCCAGATCGGGTATCCGCTGCCGGCCAGCCCGGACAACAGCAACATCGACGAGGAGATTCAAACTTCACTCAACAACAATGAGGCTCTGGTTCTTAACCTTGCTGTTCGTCTTGCTCCTGCTTACGGAAAGTCTCTTTCGCCCGACACGAAGACTACTGCGAAAGCCCTCTACAACCAGCTTCTAATCGAGGCCGCAATGCCTTTCGAACAGCAGTTTGTGAGCACGCTTCCGCTTGGTGCCGGGTTCAAGCGCACTGACCAAGTGTTTGTCAACGTCCCAGACCTCAACCCGCTCATCGTTGAAAACAACGATCAGATGCTCTTCAAGAACTCTTAGCCATGGCTATCGAACGCTTGTCCCTGCTGGACACAGTCACTGCGAGCACCTACTTCGCAGTCAACGTCAACAACCAAGACTACCGTACTGCTGCTGACACTGTCGCCCAGTACATCCAGTCTCAGGGCGCTGCCGGGGACGGCAAGATCATCCAGTACGCTGGTCCTACTGCTACGGGGTTCACTGTCACGATCACTGACAGCAGTGCGAGCACTTGGTTGGTCCTGACGCCCAACGCCACCTTGGCTGCCGGCACGATCATCCTGCCGAATGTCGCCAACTGCGTGGAGCAACAAGAGATCCTTGTGAGTTCGTCTCAGACTGTAACTGCTCTGACGATCAACCTGAATGGTGCTCTTGGCGTTGGAACTCCTACGACCATCTCCTCTGGCGGCTTCTTCAGGCTTCGCTTTGAACCAATTCTCAAGACCTGGTATCGTGTTGGTTAACCACTTTGACTTATGGGCCTCGCTTTTCAACCTGCTTACAACCTCGGTGTCACTGTCACGCCGAATGTCACTTCAGCTTCTGTCACTCTTGGACTCACCTCTGAGTCTGTGGTGTTCACTAACCTCGGCTCCACTGTGGTCTATGTCCGCGTGGGCAACTCTGTTACTGGGACGCCGGCAACGACTGCCGGGTATCCAGTGCTTGTTGGCTCACAGGTCAGCATTGGCAAGGATCAGGACGATGACACTGTCTCGTTCATCTCCCCCGGGGGAGCTGGTTCACTCCACATCATCCAAGGAATCGGCCTGTGATTCGGTTCCTGTCCAGACGCCGGTCAAAGACGCCCGCTACTGTTGGAGGGGTAACGCCTCCTCCAGTGACGTTCACTTACCTGCGTCCCGGTGGAGTGGATAGCTACAATCGTCCTGACGGCACCTCAATTTACATCAGACCCTAGTTATGCCTGACCTTACAGTTTCAG